CTAAAATGGCATATCATCTAAGGGCTGTGCTTTGATGGGCGGAAGGCTATAAATCTCACTAACTTTGCCAAATTCTCGTCCAATGACTTTCCAAAACTTGCCATCTCGTTTGACTTCAATTTTTGCTGGACGATTGAGATTGCTTGCATGTAGTAAATGTAGTGCGTCATCAATACTTGTTGGTACGGGTCCAAGATTATGCTCACGCCACCACCGATATGCTTTATCAAATGCATAGCCTTCATGCTCAATACAAATATATTCACTGATTGGATGTATTTGTAAATCGGTGTAATAATCAACACGCAGTGTGGATTTGCCGCTTTTTCTACTTGTATGGCGTACATAGCCAAGCCCAGTGACATTTGCCCACTTTGCATTGCCATCGTCGATAATCTCAGCATTACCAGATTGATTGCCTACCGCCTTTTCAGATTGATTGGGGCTAAAAGGCTCGCCACAGCTTAGACACTCACTCATATAAACTGGGTTTTTCTCACCGCAGTTTGAGCAGTGTTTGCATGGCTCACCTTTGGCAGTTTCACCTTTTTGGCTTGCGTTACGACCACGAATGGTATTAACAGGTCCAAGCTCATAAGTGGTACTGGTATAATCCAGCCATAAGCAGTTGGTTTTACCTTCTGCGATTCGCATGCCACGCCCTGCCATTTGCACATACAGCACAGGGGATTTGGTCGGACGAAGTAGGGCAATTAGGTCAATCATCGGCGCGTCAAAGCCAGTGGTTAGCACGCCGACATTAACCAAGATATTGATAGCGTCGCTATGGTCATGTGGCAGTTTGTAGGCTTTCAAGATTTTCTCTCGGCTATCGCTTGGCGTCTCACCGATGACCATTTCAGCAGTCACATCAAAACTGCGTACCTCGTTTAGTACTAAGTTTGCATGCTCAATGCTGTGGCAAAAGATAAGCCATTTTTTACGACCTTGACCACGAATATACAAATCATCAACACATGCACGCGCTAAGTCTTTATTATCAAGCAATTCAGACAGTTGCTTGGAGTTATAATCGCCTGCAGTGATCTTGACATCTGCGGTATCAATCTTAGCCTCCATTGGCTCAACAACCAAAGGGGCAAGATAGCCAAGTTTTAACAGCTCATCCATCGTCACGCGGCTTGCCACGCCTTCAAAGATTGGGTCTTTACCCTGCCATAGCCAAACGCCATTACCACGAAAGGGCGTACCAGTAAAACCTATCACCGCCATGTGGGGGCTTGTGGTATCTTGCAAAGTTTCAATCATCTTGCGGTACATACCTGTATTAGCGGTGTTGATATTGTGGCATTCATCAATAATCATCACATCAACTGTGCCAAGCTCGTCAACACGGCGAGCTAGTGTGCCAATAGTAGCAAAGATGATTTGGCTATCTGTGTCTTTTGAGCCAAGTGCTGCGCTACAAATGCCAGCTGGTGCATCAGGCCAAATAGCAAGCAGTTTTTGCATATTTTGCTCACATAGCTCACGGCTTGCCACACACATAATGATCCGTGTATCGGGTGCTTTTTCGATCATATCTTTGCAAAGGTCAGCAATGATAATTGATTTGCCTGCACCGACACACGCATCAATAATCGGAAAGCCTTTTTGGTGCTTGCCAAACCATGCGTACAGCTCATGTTTGACCCTGGCTTGGTAGTCTCTAAGCTTGTACATCAAAACTCCCCTTGGATTGGTTGATATGCACCAAACCGCTACGATCACGATAAAACACCTTATCATCCGCATAATGTTCAAACTCAAGGTTTGGCAGGATATGTGGAATAAAGCGGTGATGCTCGCAGGGCTTGGCGGTGTTGATGAGGGTGGCAGGTGTCGTGCGTTCACATTGCCAAGCAGCATCAGCAATGGGCGTTGAGTGTATGCAAGTTCGGCAATTGACATCAGGCAGCTCCCAATCGCCTGCATAACAAAACGACTGATACTCGCACCATCTGCATTCATACCACGACGGCTTATCTGACAATGGTGCATCTGGTACATCGGCATAGATGATGCGTGACGCTCGCTCAATCAATGATTTGGCATGATTTGCCTCATATTTGATACGCTCAGCGTACAGCTCATCGGTGTTTTTATTGACTGCCATATAATAAGCACGCGTCAGCTCAAGCCCGTGCATATACACTTGCATTTGAGCGTAGTGCATGGGCTTGGCGGTCTGCACACCTTTGGCGATAAGCTCGTTAAATGACTTTTCACTATGAGTCTTAAACTCAAGCAAATGCCAAGTCTTTTCAGCACCTTTGATGCCAATTGCCACACCATCAGCATGACCACGAAAATGGTCGCCACAAAAACTGACACCCCATTGTTCGCCCGTGGATGCGTCGACATCAAAGACGGTCACACCCACATCTCTTAAATTTTGAATAAAGCGTGGTTCAGCCAAATGACCTGTTTCGAACAGTCGATACAGCCGACCGTCAAACATCTTTGCCTTGACTTGGCGAAAATCCATCCACAAGGCGCGTGCGCAAGTCTTGCCGATGATACTTGCACCAAGATAAGTTCGAGCACCTTCAAAACGGCTACGCTGATAGTGCTCATAGATGGCTGATACAGTTGGATCAATGGTGTATTGGCTTATATCAGTCATACCACATACTCTGAGCATAATAAGCATTTTGAGTTTATGATCCAGCCTTTAAACTGAGATGATGACCCAAAAAATTTACGATAACCATTTCTTTGTAAAATCTCGTCGACAAGGCGAACATTGTTCACCCTGCCCTCAATTTCTGTTACAAGAATACGCTGCTTGCCAAGTAAGCTTTCAGCAAGTTTAACTGGATTGCCCATGTCACCCCCGTACCCAAGGTTTGTTTGATGACGCTGTTTGGGTTGGTGGTGACTGGGTAAAGCCGCTTAGCTGAATTGCTGGGGCAGGCTTGTAGTCTTTGATATCGTTTTGCTTTTCGCCTTCATAAACTCGGCTGTCTGATACTTTGATCATCACAGCGATACCGTGCAATTGCTCTGAGTCTTGTAAGTGACCCAATCCGCATGCAGTAGATAGTTTAATCAGCTGTTTGCGTCCGATTTCTTGGGCTTGGCTGTTTTTGTTGGTTAGCGTGATATTGCCAAACAACATACGGCCCGAATAATCACCTTCTAAGATTTTAAAACCAAGTGACAGATAAGACCCAGTGCCATCTTTGGTTTGTTTGACTTCTGAACGCTCAACTTGAGCAATATAGTTGCCAGCAGGTAGGGCGGTGTAGCTGTCGTTTTGTGCAGCTTGGACTTCTTCTTGTGTGAAACCAAAATTTAAAGTTGCCATGTTTATACTCCTAAGATTTTAGATTGAATGGTTGATAAATCGGCAGGCTCTTGAATGCTTAATTTGCCTGAGCGATCTTTTGCGTGATACTTAGTATCAGGTTGGGTTTGTAGCCATCTGATTGGATTGCCTTCACTGTCTTTTTCGACTTTAAGCAAAAACACTTCATCAAAGAAATAAGCAAGCCCAGCAGGTAAACGCTTACCAGGTAACATGGGCTGATAACGCACCACGCCAACATCATCTTGATAGCTTTCCATTTTTGCTGAAAAGTAGACATTGCGTGGCAGGTCACGAAACGCACGAATGGCAGTCTCAACTTTTTCTTGCATCTCGCCATAGGCTTGGCGGGGGTCTTTGCTGTTTCGTTTTGCGTCATTTAAAATAACTTCAGCGATTTCACTGATACTGTCAAGACAAACCCATTCATAGCTTAGACCTTGAGGGTCTTCGGTAAGCCACTTATAAGCGCCTTGCAAGTCTTGTAATGACTTAATTTCAATGACATCAATATCGGCTTCAGCGATGGATAATAGACCTGCTTCAGCTGATATGATGATGGTCTTTTCAAGGTTTGGCGTTGTTGCACAAAGCACAGTTTTACCTGCACCTGCCTGCCCATAGACACACACTTTAATACCATTCTTGGCGGTGGCCTCCTTGGTGTTGGTTAGCTTAATTGCCATCGCTAAACTCCACAGATATACTTGGTTTGGCAGGCTTGATGGTCAAATACTGGTGTAGTACTGGGGCGAGGTCATCTCGCATCGATTCAAGCACTCGAAAATTTTTCAAATCTAGGGCAGGTTTCCATTTGATGCATGCCTGAACTTCGGCAGGCAGGCTATCCCAATGGCGAGCCACTGCTGCATCATCGAGTGTGCGAGTGAGTTTGCCTGTAGTTTTGATAGTAAACACATCACCTTGATAAGTGACGACACCTTCATTGGTGACGCCAACATGCTTGATGAGATCTCGCTCAATCTCTAATCGCTTGGCAGCGGCTTGTTGTTCTGCACGCTTGGCATCAAGCCACTGTGTGGCCAACTCTTTAATTGTCATAAAAGACTCCTTTGGTTTTGATTAAGACTGGTGTATTCTTCATGATATTGTCGTCCAAGGTCTTCTTGAGTCTGCATTTCTTGATCAAATGCGTACAGACAGCCTTTCAACATAAACATCATGATGACGATAAAAATTACCGTTTGGATGGGTGAGCGCATGGCGTCCTCCTAAGTTAATCTGACACTGACAACCAAGGTGATTGTCAGTAGCTGAATAACTCCTTTTTCCTTGGCTGATGGGGTATTATAAGCATACTTATATTAATTTGCAAATAAAAAATAAGCAAAATAATAAATTTGCTTATAAAATATTGATTAATATGCTTATTTTATTTTATAAAAACCCGCCACTAGGGCAGTCACATGTTATAATAATTTGCGTAAAGACAAAAAACTGCCGTTAGGGTGGTAAATTCAGGGTAATAAAAAAGACGACCTTGCATTCACAAGATCGTCCAAGCGGTGCTTGTATTACATGTCAATCAACATCGCACTAAAAAGCACCATGCTTCATAACCGTAGTCGTGTGCATCCAGAACTTTTTCAGACTTTCCTCGAACTTTTCGAGTACGACAGCACACCCATTTAAAACCTTTTGGGGCGGGTTTTGCGCCCATCTTTTTAAGAGCCATTACGGTTCCTTATCATTAAAATACAACCGACTGTTGAATATGACTCTTAAATTTTGTACAATATAAGTTCTCACACATGTATTGTAAAAAAACTAAGCGTCTGTACTGCTCGGTTGCTTCACAGTACAAAAAATAACTTGGCAAGCTTGCTTGTCAGGTTATTTTTTTAGAACAATGATAATTGTTTATAATTTCTCACACCTAAAAACTCCATCATGCAATCTGCAAAATAATCGGCTTGCCATTCACTATCCTCATACTGGCACGGCTGACTATCATTATGATGAAGTGCTGCGCGGTGCGCCAACATAAAATGCCCTAGTTCATGAAAAAAGATATGCAATGCCCGAGCATCTTTGTTTATGATGTGCATGTATAGATGCTCAGGCATGGAAATAATCGCCTTTTCAGGTATACACCAAGCATCCGCCACTTCTAGCCAGTCATTATCAGCGATAATCTCTATATTAAGACCAGCATGACATAGATTTTCAATAAATTTATCCATATGCCTTAGTGTGGATTTTTTGAGCCCTAAAATCCTACGAAGCTGTTCGCAGAATTTTTGAATTTTATTAGGTTGCATGATTGGTACCCTAGATCCGCGCATTGTGTAATTATTCATCAATTACCTCTCGTCTTGCTTGTTGTATTTTTGTTAATAGCTTGCAAATTCTATCCAGCTCTTCCTTGCTATAAGTGGAGCTAGCAAATCCAGCCACCATCATCTGATGCTGATAATCTAACTTGTCAATGGCAACACTGCCATTGCTAATCTGAGCCAATTGCTCTAAATTCTCTTCAAAGCGATAGCCTTTGCTGGAAAAAAAATCAGAAATCTTAACAACTAGATCATTAGGAACCTTGCTTCTACCTGTTTCTACAGCACTTAAAAAAGACACAGACACGCCCAGTGCTTGTGCCATAGTCATCAAGGTTTCGTTTGTATGGTGGCGAGCATGACGAACGGCTCTGCCGAATTCTGTAACTGCCATAGCTTTATCCTCAAAAAAATAACTGTCTGAAATCAGACAGGTCTATTATACCAAAATTCAAGTAAAAAACAATAATTTTTATATCAAAAAACAAGAAATTGTTAAATTTCATACTCTAAGAGATATTATTAGGCAATAAAAAACCACCTGTAGGGGTGGTTTGTGCCATTGGTGGGATGACAGACTAGGTTTTTATATGTCCTATAACCAAAAAAAACTTATATGTTGTGCGACAGGCGAAAATACAGGTAAGAATAACCATAATAACTATTGAGCAGAATAGGAATGAAGAGATGTAAAATAACGAAATTAGGCATAAAACAATGCTTAGAAATAGTAGCAGGCTTAATATCTCACTACTTAAAATGAGATTAAAATAATGTCCTGTTATTATCATATTTTTGATGAGTGTATTTGATGACAAGCCAGCTATGATCGCCAATAGAGCAAAAAGAAAGCCCAAGAATGTTCCGAATAGAGAAATAACAACTTTAGCAATATCCCTTTGGTCATTTACAGCCATTGTGGCCAATTGAGATTTTGAAAAAATACAAACAGCTAAGGCGATACAGCTACCAATTAGTAACCATATTATAGGCTCCTTGTACTGTTTCAATTTCATCTAACTTTTCCAAATAAGCGCGTGTTATTTTTTCATAAATGTCTGTATGCTCAAATTCACCTGTAGTGTAAGAAAAATTCTCATCAATGTAAAGAATTTTTGTTGTAATAAAATCAATAATGGATAACTCTTCCCCCTCCAAAGTCTCGACTTTTGCTTTAAGCTTGGTTGCTCCATAACCCATAATATTTGAGACATTCTCAAGTGCATCTGATAACCAACCATTTTTCTTGCGTCGATCGACTTTAATAGTGAAATCTATATTATTACACCCTGATTCGGACAGTGCCTTTATTGTTTTACTGCTCCATAAATTGCTGTCACTATAGGCAAATAAAGGTGATATGGGTATTGCACAGGATAATTCATACACATTTTTATCCCTCAGAAGTGCTGATATTGAAGAATGATCCAATAATTGTACCATACCAATTCGCTTTTCTATCAAAGAGCTCAAGCAATCTCGAAATTGAGCGTAATGATTGGCGTTCTTATTTCGAACATACCCAATAATATCGTACTTTGAAAAATAAACAAAGTGATTTGTCTCAAAGAGTCCTTCGTTAGCTGCCAAGCCCAAAGATCGTCCATCAGTGCCTGCTTCCCCACACTTTATTCCATTGTCAGGTCTGAGTTTGCGAAATACTCCGGCAACACGACCATTCGGCAAGGTTTGCAAATGGTGAAGGTCTCGGACATAATCTTTAGAATCATAAATGTGCGATTTACCCACAAGTGAATTGATGGCATTAAATAATGTTTGTGAGCCTGTATTGTTGTTTATGTAGTAAATTTTATAAAATTCTATTGTTATACCCATATTTAATATCTCGTCAACTTGCCAACGACTTCTTTTAGTACCCAATTGTGACAGTTGGCTTGTATCAATTTTTAATGTAAAATCTTAAATTTACAATTCTTTGCTTGATTTGTGAAATTATGTACCCTATAATAACCATATGGACAGGGTTGCACACAGGTTTGTGCAGTAATTCCCAGTCGGCAGAAAGCTCTGATTTACTCAGAGCTTTTTGTTTATGGAAATATTTTAAGCCCAAAATCTGCATAGAGAGATCCTGCAAATTCTCGCCCACCACAGGAGCATAATTTTGATTTTATTACATCAAACGCTCTATTTGGTTGATTTGGCTTTAAACAGTGGTTGCCAATTGGACGAGCGGTTAGATCAGCAAACTGCAATCCTGTTGAATTAACTTGTTTATGTGCAAGTATCATCTCAAAATTGAAGATGGTTTTATAGTAATTAGCACCTTGGCAAACCCTTAAAAACTCATTCTTTAATATTTCATCTTCCTTGCCACCACGCTGTTCAAAAATAATAAAAGTTTTCTTTTGGTGCTGGTCTTTCTCACACATCAAGCGGTAAATGCGCTCCAAGCCATATTGTAGTGCAATATGATAAGGATTGAACGGCCTGATGTATTTTTGCACCAATTTATCCTTTCTGACCACACAAGCAATCATCATAAATTTTGTGTTATCCATTAATGCATTAATATCGTTCAAAAATGCTTGTTGTTTTTTATCGCTAAAATTAGCAAAAGTACCAGTTTTCTTTAGAATTTCTCGTTCATGTAGCACTATCATATCATGTCCGAAATAGCGAAATTTTAAATCTTGAACAGATGGGACGATTTTCTCGTTATAATATTTTTTGTGAAAAATACAAAAGGATAAAACGAAAACAGGGTACTTACTGTTAATTTTTAACAAGTCATGGTCGCCGCTTTCATCGACATAGACGATATAATCACTAAAATCTATCACTAACTTTCCAACCACATTAGCCGCTAATAATAATATCACCACCGCTCAAGACGGCTGACACTCCACACCCAGCCAATCACTTCAAACTCACCATCGCTGATCTGCTGCTTGGTGGCGATTTGTTCTGGGAACTCAGCAGCATTATCGCTGACGATACGCACACCGCCATCAGGCAGTCGATACAAACGCTTACATAAGCACAGCTCCCCGAAGCGAATCGCAAAAATCCGCCCATCTTTGATCTCTTTGCGACCTGTATCGATATAGATGGTGTCGCCATCTTGCACATAGGGCGTCATGCTGTCATCACGGGCAGTGACTGCAAAAGCATTTTCAGACATTACCCCAAGATTGCTCAGTGTACGCTTACCCATGCGTAATTTTCGGGTTTCATGTGTCACATCATCATTAACCGCACCATACCCACAAGCAAAGGCAATATCTTTATAAAAAGGGATCCCAACTTCATCATCATCCAATGGGGTGCTATCGTCCCATTCGGTGATAGGGGTGAGTTTATCATTATTTTTTGTCATCTCACCTTCGCCAGAAATTAACCAATGTACGTCAACACCAAAAAGATGTGCCAGCTCAACAGCACGAGTGGTGCTTTTGCTTTTACCACTTTCAAGCTGAGAGTATGCAGATTGGGACAAGCCCTTAATTTGCTCGGTTACTTGCTTTTGGGTAAGCCCCTTGGCTTTTCTTGCATGTTTCAGACGATTTTTGAGTTCCATAGCTTTTTCCTATTTTTAGGATATCTCTAGGGCAATTATATTAGATAACTAATATTTTTACAAATTAGAATACTTATTTTTTAATTGATTTTTTGTATCATTTAACTTATAATTTCTTATATTTTTTATAAGAGAGTGGTACAATGTCCAAAACAAAAAATAAAGCTGTGCGGCGTCTCATTGAGTTTTTTGGATCGCAGATGAAGTTAGCAGATGCTTTGGATGTGGAACAATCGGCTGTGAGCGGTTGGTTAAATAATCGCTTTTATATTAGTCGAGATAATGCAGACTTGGCAGAAAGTCTAACAAACGGCGTGGTGCGTTCAGAAGAGTTACGACCACGAAAGAAAGCAAAAACCCCTAGCGGTAACTAGGGGCGTGTCCATTTCAGGTTAACTTAAGGAAAGTTAAATGAACGATTATATGATACCACAAAATTTTAAGGCATTTCAAGAGATTTTATTGTCTGATGATGTGATTACCTTCCAAACTTTTAGTGATAATGCAGATAATAAAGATATATCACTAACTTGTCAGCTTCATGGCAGATTTGATGATGTACAAGATAATTTGCACGAACTAAATAACCGTGGGGCAGGAATCTATTTTACGGCAAATAAGACAGACGGCAAGGGTCGAAAGCGTGAGAATATCACTGCTGTGCGTTCCTTGTTTGTTGATTTTGATACGCCTGATAGTGGGCGTGTGGCAAGATTAACGGCATTAGACTTACCGCCGACGCTGATTATTGAATCATCAAAAGATAAGCATCATGCCTACTGGGTAGCTGATGGCATTGCTTTAGATGATTTTACTGCTTGCCAAAAGCAGCTTATCTCATTTTTTACCGCTCAAGAAGATGCACCTGATAAAGCTATACATGACTTGGCTAGGGTGATGCGACTACCTGGCTTTATTCACCAAAAAACAAAAAATGGCGTTACGACCGATGCTTTTACCAGCCGTGTTGTTTATGTTGGGGAGCGATATGATAAAGCCGATCTAATGGCATGGCTTGCCACAATGGATGTTATCGTTGAGCAAAACACCCCGCTATTTCGGGTCAGTCAAAAGACTGGCTATACGCACACTGGTAGTGCTTCTGATTATGTGCGTCAGCAAGCAAATGGACGCTGGCAATATGTGCTGGCACGCCTAGGCTATGATGTGGGCGATGGTCGCCATAAGCCATGTCCACATTGTGGGGGTCGTGATCGCTTTAGATTTGATAATCATAATATCAAAGCAGGCGACGGCGGTTGGATATGCAGTCAAGGCACTGGCGAAACGATTGGAGGTGATGGTCTTAGCTTTTTGATGGATCATGTGGGTATGCAGCCAAAAGATGCTTTAAACGCTGTCGCTGATGCACTTGCTATAACATTACCAAGTGAGCCGACGGTGAGCGTAGATTTCGCCAAGCTTGGCAATAAAAAAGCATCATCTGCTGTCACAGATAATGCCGATGTAGATTATACGCCCGAAGAAAGTGTCAAGCTACGACCAAATTATAACACTGTTGCTTACCCCGAACAGCTCAAAACGCTACCTATTGATCCTGAACTGGACGCCATGCTGACCGATTATATCGATAGCTATGCGCGTAGAGCACATATTGAGATCACCACTGCCGCCAAAATCGCTCTGTTGGCAACATTGGGCAGTAGGCGCTTTTTGTCCGATCAGGGCAATACAACCAATCTATACATGATGGTACTGGCTGAAACAGGTGTGGGTAAAGATTATGCCAAAAAAGCAATTTTAAACTTATTGTCTGAATGTCATTTCATTGAGCTGATTGCAGGTGGTGGCAGTACATCGCAAGGGGCAATTTTCTCAAGCTTAGAAGAATCGCCCGCACAAATTCAAATTATGGACGAAATCGGCAAATATCTACAAGCTGTCAAGCGCCAATTTAGTGGTCAAATGGCAGAAGGTATTAAAACGCTGACCGAAGCTTACAGCTCGGCAACCAGCGTACTGATTTCAAAAAACTACTCAACCAAGGGGCAAAAAGGCAATCCAAAATCAACTACGATTATCCAGCAGCCTGCCATCACCATCCTTGGCTTGGCAACCCCTGGGCAGGTATATGAAAATTTATCCACAGTCGAAATCGAGGATGGTTTTTTAAATCGATTTATTATTGTCAATATCAGCGAAGATGGTCGTGGTCAAAAAAAGAAAGTGATGCCATCGCCTGCTGATGAGCAATTAATCGATTGGTGTAAAGCAATTCGCACTGGCATCAAAGGTGGCAATCTGCGTCCTTATATGCAAGATCGATTTGATCAGCGTGCCGATTTTCAGACTGTGACAATGGATGATGTTGCAACTGAGATGTTTGAGGCGTGGGAAGATAACCTAGAGGCTAAAGAGCGAAAAGGCGAGCTAAAAATGGCTGATATGACGCGCCGCTGGGTTGAGAATGCCATGCGTTTGGCGACTTTGTTCGCTGTGGTCAATGGCTCAAAAACTGGCGAATATAACATCACCCCAGAAATGGCATCATGGGCGATTTTATACACTGGTTATTATGGCGAATATGCGATAAAATGTATTGACACCAAAGTCGCTGACAGCCATTTCCATCGGTTAACGCTAGAAATGGTTGAATTGGTTAAACGCTCACCGCCTGACAAGGGCATGACTGAGCGTGACCTTGCAACATATAGTCGCCTGTATGCATCCAGTCCGCCTGTGATGCGAGAGCAGGTAGCTAAAGCAAAAATAAGCGAAGGTGTTCTTCTCAAAGTACAATTCAAAACAATCGCTAATCGTGGCCGTAAGCGTATCGCCTTTATCCTTCCAGAATGGTTTGTCAACGACAAAATGGAGGTGATAGCTTAAAACGCAGACAATGCAGACAAAACGCAGACAACGCTGTCTGCAATTATAACCCTTACTGCACAAGGCTTACAGGGCGATTATCCAAAAACGCAGACAGGGGTATATACCCCCTATACCTAGATATTAGTTTAGGGTAGGTATATATATACTGTCTGCAAATATATAAAAACACTCTCTAAGCCTTTATTTTCAATACTTATAATCGCAGACAACGCTGTCTGCAAATTGACTGCATTTGTCTGCGATTATAAAAAAAATAAAGGAATTTCATGAATAGGGTGAGAAATGCTTTTATTTTGCCGCAATATTTTAATGAAAGTGCGATGAAACCAATCGCATTTAAATATTAATAGCCGTCAATAATGTCAAATCAAAATTGACGGCTCAAACATAGCTATATCAAGGCTTATAGTATTAAATGTCAATAAAATAAGGAGGGGTATACATTTAATATTAATAATATAAAAAATATATAGGTATATACCCCCTATATTTTATTGACGAATATAAAGTAAAGCATTGGTATTAAAAGGTTTGAGCCGTCGAAAAGAGCATTGACATTATTGACACGAAAAAGGAGGGAAGAATGTCGAAATACAAGAATAAAAAAACTGTCTTTGATAATATCACTTTTGACAGTAAAAAAGAAGCTGAACGCTACAAAGTGCTCAAATCGATGCAGGCTGACGGCTTGATTTATAATTTGGAGTGTCAGCCAAAATTTATGTTGATACCTAGCCAATACTTTGAAACTATTGGCAGGCGTGAAAGAGGCGTCGATTATGTCGCAGATTTTCGCTACAAAGATAATCTTGGGCAAATCATCGTCGAAGATGTCAAAAGTGCTATCACAGCCAAAGATAAAGTTTATCGAATTAAGCGTAAGATGGTGAAGTATTTTCATGATGTGGAGATTATTGAAGTATGAGATATTACTACAATGAAAGCACCGACCAATATGCCAAAGTGCTGGGCGAAGACGCTCACAGTAATCTTGTCACTGTCATCATTGATGGCAAGAAGCAGGTTATGGATTGGGACGAGTTTGTCAGCCAATTTAATCAGTTGGTGGATGTCTATGAAGATAAATCAGCAGAGATAAGCATATGATGAATGAATTAAAGCAAACTGAAAATGACGCAGTTAATCACCCAAAGCATTACACATCAGACCCATCAGGCATTGAGTGCATACAGATTGTACGCCATCGCAATTTTAATATTGGCAATGCCATCAAGTACCTTTGGCGAGCAGGGCTAAAAGATGGTAACAGTGATATTCAGGACTTACAAAAGGCGGTTTGGTATATTCAAGATGAGATTAAAAGAATCAAGGGGACGATATGAACGAATACAGAGAGTGGGGTAAATGGGTGCGTGATAACCCTGATTGCTTGAAAACTAAAAGCACTTGGCTAATGGTTGAGCGATCAAAGCTACCAGCAAATCGCCGCGTATATGTGATGACAGATGATCGGGGCTTGCAAATTGATAGGGGGGTCAGTGAACTGGCGAGATATTGCTCAGTGTCAGCCAATGTGTTTATGATGTTTTATGTATGGGGGTGGTCTCATGAAAAGATTGCGGTACGCTATTTGAGTGCTATTGGGTATCGGGGCAAGAGCCGAGCAAGCCGCCATGATGTTAGATCTGCCCTCATTAAAGCGGAATCATTTTTAGCTGGGCTATTGCATAAACTGTATTCATTTACATAAACCCTACAAATAAGCCTTGTTTTGTCGACAGTCCAATAGTAAGATATTATCAAACTCGAGGAGTGCACCTAATTAAAAGGTGCACTTTTTTTATGGAAGAAATATGACAACACCATGCAGAGCCAGACTGTGCAAAAATCTTGTTAAAAGCAGATTAATGAAGGGTTATTGTGATGAACACGCGCACCTCCGCCATGGCTGGCAACATAATAAATCAGCGTCAGAGCGTGGCTATGGTAGCCAGTGGAAGCGATTAAGATTACAGGTGCTTAAGCGTGACAAGTATCTTTGTCAAATGTGCAAAGCTGATGCACGATACACACACGCAACCGATGTGGATCATATCATACCCAAGGCGAAAGGTGGCACAGACAATATGGCAAACTTGCAGTCACTTTGTAGTTCTTGTCACAAGATTAAGACAGCACAGGACGGGAGGGGCGGGTAAAAAGTTTGGAAAGATTGTCTTGTAGCACCGCCCCCTAAAAAAAATTTTTACGACCGCGAAATTGGAAGTTTTAGGGTAAGTTAAGATAAATTAACAGGTGGAAAAATGAAAGGGCGAAAACCAAAACCAACAGCTATTAAAGAATTGACAGGCAACCCTGGCAAGCGTGCCCTGAACAAAAACGAACCCAAATTTGCACAAATCACCGAAATCGAACCGCCAGTATGGATGACAGGTACTGCCGTGACCATGTGGTGTACTGTGATGCCTGAATTGTTGGCAACTGGCGTGCTAACTGTGGCAGATGTGCATAATGTCGAAGCATTTTGCATGAGCTACAGTAGGTGGCGTGAAGCTGAACAAGAAGTGGAGCGGTATGGGCTTGTTATCATGGATGACAACGGCAAGCTGAATAAAAACCCTGCACTCACCATCATTAACGAAGCTAAAACGCAGATGATGAAGTTTGGGTCATTGCTGGGTCTTGACCCATCATCACGCACACGGCTGACAGGTGCAGCCAACAGCGAACCTATCGCCAATCCTTTTGCAGATTTATGACTTATCCCAATGTACAAAAAGCCTTAGATTACATTCATGCGGTGCTATCTGGTGAGATTATCGCCAATAAATACATTAAATTGGCCTGCCAAAAGCACTTAGACGAGCTAAAAAACAGCGAAACTAACCCTGATTATCCGTATTTTTTTGACCCTGCCAAGGCAGAAAAGGTGGCAAAGTTTATCCAGCTTTTACCGCATACCAAGGGCAAGTGGGCATCAAAAGGCGAAAAAATCGCCCTTGAGTCGTGGCAAATCTTTGCTTGCTGCCTGCCATTTGGTTGGATTAAGCGAGCGACGGGGTTTCGTCGTTATACTAAGATTTTAATTTTTGTGTGTCGTAAAAATGGTAAGTCTGCCATTGCAGCAGGCATTGGCAATTATATGTTTTGTGCTGATGGCGAGTTTGGTGCTGAAGTATATAGCGGTGCAACCACCGAAAAACAGGCTTGGGAAGTATTTCGACCAGCTAAAATCATGGTTGAGCGTACCAAAGCACTTAAAGACTTTTACGGCATTGAAGTCAATGCATCGAACATGGCACGCTTAGCCGATGGCTCACGATTTGAACCGATCATTGGTAAGCCTGGTGATGGCTCAAGCCCATCTTGTGCCATCATTGATGAGTACCATGAGCATAAAAATAACGATTTGTACGACACCATGGAAACGGGCATGGGTGCACGAGAACAGCCGATTATGCTTGTGATTACTACAGCAGGTTCATCTATCGGTGGTGCGTGCCATCAGATGGTGCGAGATGCTGAGAAAATGCTTGATGGGGTAATGGATATTCCCGACCTTTGGGCGGTGCTATATGGCATGGACAAAGACGATGATTGGACAAGCGAAATTGCACTTGCCAAGGCGAACCCCAACTATGACATCTCCGTATCTGGTGAATTCTTAAAAGCCAGACAGCGTGATGCGATTGCATCATCATCAAAACAGGCAATTTTTCGTACAAAGCACTTAAATGAGTGGGTGGGTGCAAAAAATGCTTGGATGAACATGGCGAAATGGCGTGATGCACCAAAAAGATGCGAATTAAAAGAGCTTGAAGGGCGTAAATGCTTTATTGGTCTTGACCTTGCCACCAAAATTGACATGGTGGCACTGATTTTACTATTCCCACCGACCGCTGACGATCCCAATTACCATGTACATGGGCGTTATTATCTGCCTGATGTGCGTGTGCTTGAAGAGCTTGACAGCAATACAGACCGCTATCGAGCATGGGATGCCGATGGTCTGCTCACCCTGACCATGGGTGAAGTGGTGGATTTTGATGCCATCAAGGACGATTTGCGTGAGTTTTATGGTCGTTTTGATGTGCAAGAAGTGGCATATGACCCATGGCAAGCCACACAGCTTGCCCAAGAGATGGAAAAAGAAGGCATGGTCATGGTCGAACTAAGACACACCGTGCAAAACATGAGCGAGCCGATGAAAGAGCTTGAGGCGTTGGTGCTACAAAAGCGACTGGCACATGGTGATTGCCCAATTTTAACTTGGCAAGCGTCAAATGTGGTGGCAACCCTTGATAAAAAGGATAATATTTATCCAAACAAGGAAAGGGCTGAGAATAAGATTGACGGTATGGTCGCATTGATTATGGCTTTATCGAGGGCGATTGTGCATACAGAGACTGGGAATGTAGATGAATTTTTTGATAATATGATTATTGCTTAATCTTTTGTCTCTGTAACACACAAGACAAATTATTTACCTGTACCGTCAATCGGTGCAGGTTTTTTATTGGGTGAATTATGAATGATGAAAACTGGTGGTCACGGTTTTACGCCAGATTGTTTGGGGGCGGTAAGCGACTTGATAAAGGTAGCGAAGTTGCTCCGTTTAACTCAATGCACATGCCATCTGGCACGGCAGTAACCGCAGAAACCGCTTTAAAATTATCGGCAGTGTGGGCGTGTGTGCGATTAAGAAGTCAGACTATCGCCAGTTTGCCTCTGCACCTAAAGTCTGCCAGCAAAGAATTAGCAACAGATCACCATTTGTACCGAATTTTGCATGACAGCCCAAATGCTGACATGACAGCGTCTGAATTTTGGGAGTCGGTGATTGTCAGTCTTGATCTGTGGGGCAATGCTTATGTGTACATCACACGATTGGGCGGTAGGGTGGTTAGTCTTGATATATTAGACCCATCAATTACTGTGGTGAAAAGAAATCGTGATGGTGATATTAGCTATAAAGTCGGCGAGGATATTTTTGGTGCTGAAGATGTGTTACATATCAAAGGGTTTACCATGGATGGCTTGGTTGGCTTGTCGCCCATCCGCTATCAAGCAGGCGTGATGGGTGCACAAATAGACGCCAATAATGCTGCAAGCCACACTTTTGGCAATAACTTAAAAGCTGGCGGCTTTTTGCAGACTGACAATATCTTAAACAGTGAGCAAAGGCAAAAGCTAAGAGGTAATCTTGAATATTTTTCAAAGCCTGAAAATGCTGGCAAATATATGGTGCTAGAAGCTGGTATGAGCGTGTCATCTAGTGGGGTTAAGATGAACCCAAGCGATGCACAGTTACTTGAAACTCGGTATTTTGGCATTGAAGAAATATGCCGAGCCTTTGGCGTGCCTCCGCAGCTGATTGGTCACACCGATAAGGCAAGCTCATGGGCATCGAGCCTTGAGGGCATGAATTTGGGCTTTTTGACTTACAGCTTACGCCCCACGCTTGAACGCATTGAGCAGGCGATTCGTAAAAAGCTACTGTCACCGTCTGAGCGGTCGCAATACAGCCCTAAATTTAGCGTTGAGGGTCTGCTGCGTGCTGACAGCCAAGGGCGTGCTAATTTTTACACAACCATGCTACAAAATGGTGTGATGACTCGTAATGAGGTGCGTGCTTTAGAAGATCTGCCACCAATGGCAGGTGGCGACAGTCTGACCGTACAGCTCAATCTAACACCACTTGAGAAATTGGGACAAGATCATGAAAACCAAATCAATTAATTTTGAGCCGTCAATCGTTAAAGATGACGGCTTTTTTAGTGGCTATTGCAATGTTTTTGATGTTGTGGACAGCTATGGCGACAGCGTACAAAAAGGTGCATTTGTCAAATCACTGGCAAAGTTTGAAACACGCAGCAAAATGCCGCCGATACTGTGGCAACACGACAGAGCACAGCCCATCGGCGTATGGACAGCACTCAAAGAGGATGAACATGGGCTATACGGTGAGGGCAAATTACTGATTGATGATGTGCCAAAAGCCCGTGAAGCACACGCACTCATCAAAGCAGGCGTGATTGACGGCTTATCTATCGGCTATCGTGTTGAGCAAGCAGACTATGACAATACCAAAGAGGTGCTACTGCTCAAAGAATTGGATTTATTTGAAATCTCAATCGTTACCTTTCCTGCCAACGACGCATCGACCGTGACAGTGGTCAAATCGGCTTTGGCACAAGGGCAGCTGCCCACTTTATCTGAATTTGAAAAATTCTTGCGTGATGCAGGATTTAGCAAATCGCAAGCCACTGCAATCGCATCACACGGCTTGCGTCAATTGCTGGGTGAGCCAGCAGAACTTAAAGATGCATTACAAATCATTAAATCTATCACAGGAGACATAAATGTCTGATATGACAAAACAGCTCGCCACCGAGCTTGCAAAAGCCACTGACTATGTCAAGGGCTTGGGCGAAGAATTAACGGGCCGCTTAGAAAAAGGTGAAAATAACTTATCTACTTTAAAAGGGGATGTTGATGAAGCGCTTAAATCAATGGGTGATGTTAAAGCACGCCTTGATGCCATAGAGCAAAAACAAGCACGCAGAGCACAAAATCAAGAGCCTGAAAAGTCACTGGGTGAGCGTTTGTTTGAATCTGATGCGTTTAAGCAATTTGCTGATAATCCGACCGCAGGCAATCGAGCCAAGCTAAATATTAAAGCGACGATTACCAGTGCCACCACCGACACCAGCGGGGCAGCAGGTGCACTGGTACAAACACAGCGTCTAGGAGGCATTGTAGCCCCACCTGATCAGCGTCTGCGAGTGCGTGACTTGCTGATGAAAGGCACGACTGATAGCAATGCACTTGAATATGTGCGTGAAACAGGCTTTACAAACTCAGCAGCAGCACAGCACAATGAAGGTGACAAAAAAGCACAGTCACATATCAAGTTTGACACCCAAAGCGTATCAGTGCGAACCCTTGCACACTATGTCAAAGCGTCACGACAAATTTTAGATGACGCATCAGCTTTGGCAAGCTATATCAACGGACGCTTGATTTATGGCTTAAAACTGGTTGAAGATCGTCAGCTGCTAAACGGTGATGGCGAAAATGGCAATCTTAAGGGCATTATCCCGCAAGCGACAGCATTTGCAGACAAAGCGACGCTTAGCACATATACCATCATTGACCAGTTGCGATTGGCACAGCTACAAGCGGTGTTAGCCGAATATCCTGCCTCTGGCATCGTCTTAAACCCAATCGATTGGGCTAAGATTGAGCTAGAAAAAGATGCGGATAATAGGCATATCATCGGCTTGCCACAAGGTACGGCAAATCGCACCCTATGGGGCGTACCAGTTGTTGAAACAACCGCCATGGGTACGGGCAAATTCTTGACAGGTGCGTTTAACCTTGGTGCACAAATCTTTGACCGACAGCAAGCGGCGATTGCCGTGGCAACCGAAAACGAGGATGACTTTGTACGAAACTTGGTTACTATCCTTTGCGAAGAGCGTCTTGCATTAGCCGTATATCGCCCTGAGGCGTTTATTTATGGCGATTTGGTAGCGAAATAAGCCTTGAAACTTGCTGATATGACCTGCCATCAGGACAGGTCATATCTTTTATGGGAGATGAAAATGGCTGAATATGAAGTCTTAAAACAGCATTATGGCGATAAGCAATACTATGAGGGCGATATCAGGCAGCTTGATGATGATTTTACCGCCAAGCGTTTAATTGAGTTTGGTTTGATTGGTAAGGCTCACGCAAACAAAAAAGTGCAAAGCAAAGCTAAAAAAGTACCAAGCAACAAGGCTGAACCTGTGCTTGAAAATAAAGGTGATGATGGCGATGACACAGAAGATAACGCTTGAAATGGTCAAGCATCAGTGCCGTATCGATCATGACGATGAAGATGATTTACTTATGCATTATTTGAATGCTGCTTTAATTCATGCGTCAAATTACATCGACGGATTACTTGATGAAAGCAATCTGGCAGTACAGCAAGCGGTGTTACTGCTTGTTGGGCATTGGTATGACAACCGAGAAGCTGTCAATAATGACTATCAAACGCCGCAATCAATCCCCTTTGGATTTGAGGCGTTGTTACAGCCTTATCGAAATTTGGGGGTGTGATGCAAGCAGGTAAGCTTAAAGATAGAGTATCTTTCATGCAGCATTTACAATCACGATCACAAACAGGTGCAACCAAGCGAACATGGTCTGTCATAGATACGGTTTGGGGGCAATTTACACCCGTCTCTGCCAAAGATGTCATTGCTGGGAAAGCGGCAGGCGTGGAGATATTGGCAAGGCTTAAAATCAGATATCGAGATGATATTAAGCGTAATATGCGTGTCGTGTGCCGTGGTAAAACCTACGATATTATTGGCAAGCCTTTGGCTGATAACAAGACAGGGCGAGAGTATTTGACGCTCATGTTAAAGGAGGTTCTTGATGATAGGCAAAATTGAAGTTTTGGGCTTAGATGAGCTTGATAAACAGTTTGCTAAACTTGATGATAAAGTTAAAGATAAAGCCCTATCCAAAGCCCTAAATCACGCCTTAAACCCAATACGAAAAGATGCCAAATTTTATGCGTCTGTTGCCCCTGAGCCACATACGATGATTGTCAAAGGTGGTCGTAGGGTTGTTGTTCAGCGTGGGCTTTTGCGTTCAGCTATCCGAAAACGCAAAGTTCCCAAACGAGAAATGGGCGAGCTTGGCGGACACGGCGTGGCAATGGGTATCTATGTCGGCAAAGGCACAAAACAAAAAGAATACCCCAATTATTGGCATTTTGTGGAATACGGCACAAGTCAAATGCCTGCTGTGCCATTTTTACGCCCTGCCTTTGATAAAAATGTGCAGGTCGCTGTCAATGCTTTTGCAAAAACCTTAAAAGATGAAATTGATAAGATTGTCAAATGAACGCCAGCCAACTCATATATGAAAAATTATCGGCATTGGTAAATAATCAATGCTATCCCTTATTTATTCCAGAGCATAACCCAAGCAATCCGCCTTATATTATCTACCAAATCATCAGCACCGAGCCTGATAATACTTTGGATGGCATGACAGGTTATGAGTGGGCAAATGTGCAAATCGATGTTTATCATAACGACTATGATGACTGTTTATCACTAGCCGCCAAAGCCATCAATCAATTAGACCAAATCAAACCGTCCATTTATCACGGTGTGCGATATATGCGTGATAATGAGAGCGGATTGTTTAGAGCTATCATTGAATACGGTTTTTGGCAAACCTTAGAATTTTAATTTAAACCGCCAACTAGGAGAAATCTCATGGCAAAAGTTGTAGAAAATCTTGCTGACAGCTTTTTTACTTTGCATGTCTCAGCAGACGGTAACGAATACCAAAAAATAGAGCATTTGCAAAAATGCGACCACCCGTCCGAAGAGAAGGTATTGGACGATGTAACCGCCACCGATGACCGCCGTACCGTCAAAGCCCCCGTTGACTTCAAGGAGGAAAGCGAGATTGAATTTGAATACACTCTTGACCCCAAAGACACCACACATCAGCTACTGCAAACCAGTTTTGAGGGCGGTAAAGAGTTGCATTGGCAGTTAAAATATGTGGTTGCCACAGGCGAGTCCCGTCAATTTAAGGGCATCATCTCAAAGCTGACCACTGATAACAGCGACCAAAAAAAGAAAATCCGCAAAACTGGTACAATTACCATCACAGGCGATGTTACCAAAGTTACAGGTTAATTAAATAACCCAAACCCACAAAATCAAGCCATTTAATGATAAATGGCTTGATTTATTTTAAATAAATTAAAAGGTATATATTATGAGTAAAGTAGCAACATTAGCAACTGAATTATTGGCAGGTCTATCCGCCATCAATGAGCCAAAGAAAATCAACATCGCTGAATTTGATGGCGACATTTATATCCGTCAAATCAGTGTGGGCGAACAAGAACAAATCGCCAAACAGCTGGAAAAAGAAAAAGGCAATAACATGGCATTATCTTTTATTTTTGGTGTGTGCGATGAAAAAGGCAATCGCTTATTTAGCCTTGATGATTTGGACAGCATTAACCAAATTAATTTTAAGGCGATGTTATCGGTAATCAAAGAAATCAACAAATTAAATGGGCTAGATATTGATACCGAAGACCACGAAAAAAACTAATCGCCGACAAAAGTCGGCTTTTTTTGTTTAAATTGGCAGGACATTTGGGCAAAACGGTGGGCGAGCTTGAACGCACAATGACCGCCCACGAGTTTGCCCAGTGGCGAGCCTATGACCGCCTTGACCCAATTGGCGGCTATCGTGGCGACATACAAGCGGCAATGATAGCCGCATCCATGGCAGGGGGTAAGCTGTCTGATTATCTCATCATTGACCCAAACCCCATGACGGACGAGGAGCGAGAAGCCTACGAGCTGGAACAGAGAAAAGCACAGCTACAAGCCCAAATGGAGCGAACGCTTGCGATGTTTTCTGCCATAGGTTGAAAAAAGATAGGTTTTTGGGTATGATACGGTTGTATTATATCCAAAAATTTAAGGATTTTTTTTATGAAAAATCACTTTCTTGTTGGCTTGATTCTGTTTTTAGCTATTTTAACGCCTAGCTTTGCTAAAACTAATGTCCATAAGAGTGACTTTGATGGTTCGGTTACTATTAGAACAGAGCCTTCTTGGGTTAAATGCCCACAATCAAAAATGATGTGTCCCTTAGTTGGGTATGCATGGAGTGATGGCGAATTTGGCGAGCAGTACGCAACTTTAATTATTGAAATTAATGACAGTTGGCTAAAATCATACCAGAGTATCAATAGATTGAAGCTAAATATTGATGGCGAAGTTACAGAGCTAAATAAACTTACGCCCAACCAGCCAACCAGTTACTCACACGACCAAGTTTCTGCAATCTCTATGGACTATTTTGTTATTCCATTGGATAAACTAAACTCCTTTGAAACTGCAGCCAGCATCAAAATGCAAGTTGCCACCGACAAAGGGCTGTATGATATGATTTATAAGGGTGGTAAAAAACAAACCAGAGCAAACAAAATGCTGTCTGAGTTTATGTCTGCTCTTGAACAAAATAAGCAAAAATAACCATTGATGCCAAAATAAAGCCCCCCAAATCAACAAACTTGGGGGCTTTGGCGTTCCAAATAACGCTTGAAATTTAGACCATTTTAAGGCATAATTTTACAAAATCAAAATTATATTTAGACGCTGACGGCTTGTGCTGTTCAGCGTTTTTTTATTATTACTTTATAAGAAATCATCATGGCAAAAGTTTTATCACGCTTAGACATCTTGCTCCACGCCAACACCGCCAATTATGTGCGTGAGATGAAAAAGGCGACCGACAAGACCAAAAAAGAATTAAAGAGCGTTGCGGACTATGGCAAGCTCGTGGGTGGTCAGCTTGGTATAGCTTTTGCAACTTTGGGTAGTGCGGTGAGCGTCTCACACATCATCGCCACTGCCGACCAAATGCAAAATTTGGCAAGCCAAATCCGCTTAGCGACGAGCAGCACCGAGCAGTTTCATGCCGTGCAAACTGAGCTAAGAGCCATCGCCAATGAACAGCGGTCAAGTTTTGATGCGGTTGTGGATTTGTATTCAAACTCACAGAGGTCATTGTCCGCTCTTGGCAAAAGCCAGCAAGATGTCATCAATTTCACTCGTAACATGACTATGGCGATGAATGTTGGTGGCAGGTCAGCACAGGCTCAAGCGGCCGCTTTAACCCAGCTTGGGCAAGCGTTGGCGTCAGGGGTGTTGCGTGGTGATGAGTTTAACTCGGTCGCCGAACAAGCCCCCATTTTGATGGATTTAATCGCCAAAGAGATGGGCGTAACATCAAATGCCATCAGAGACCTTGCCAAAGACGGTAAAATCACTGCCGATGTGGTTTATAACGCTGTGGCAAAAGCCACGGACAGTCTGTCCGCCATGTCCGCTAAGATGCCAACCACGGTATCACAAGCCCTACAAGTCATTAAAAACGAGTATAATTATCTCATTGATGACATCATGAACCAAAACAGCATGATGAGCCAAAACATTGCCAATGCTGCCTTGTGGGTCGCTGAGCATTTTCGCACGCTGGTCAGTGCGGCAGCGATGGTCGGAGTGGTGTGGCTTGGCATCATCGCTAAAAACTCTGCCTTAGTAACATCATTTGCCACACTGACAGGGACGAGCTTAGCAAATACAAAAGCCAGTATTGCCAACGCATTTAGCGTACAAGGGCAAATCACGGCTTATAATGCGTTGTCCACTCGGCTTATGTTACTACGCTTGACCAAAGCCCATTACATTGACTTAACCAAAACCGCTATCGCAACCACCGCCGTTTATGCTCGTTCATTGGTTGGTTTGGCAACAAGTTTTGACAGAACCACGCTCGCCACCAAAGCGGCAACGCTTGCAAGCATAGGCTGGACGAAAACCAAACGAGGGGCGATGGGCGTGGGCATTCTTGCCACTCGTACCATCACAGGCTTGGGCGGTGCGTTTATGTCGCTTGGGCGGATCATCACCGCTCACCCCATCATCGCCATAGGGGCGGTGCTGGCGTCTGTGGTGGTCAGTACGCATGGGGTGACAGGTGCGATAAACAGTTTATCTGATGCCTTTGGGGTAGTCACACTCATGGCAAAGGATTTCATTGGATTTATTGGCGATGGCTTTTCAATGGCGTGGGATACTGTCTCTGCCTTTGCTGATAATATGCTTGCCAAAGTGGGTGATACCACAAAGGGCAGCACGGGGGCATTTTCTAATTTCTTTGCGACCAGCCATGGCGGCTTTGTGGGCATGCTACAAGTTGCCGCCAAAACCTTTGATTTGATTAACGCCACCGCCAAAGCTGGAGCAAAAAACGCCCTGCATAATTTTGTACAGCTTGGCAAGACGACCAAAAATATCTTTTATGGTATTGGTAATGCGTTTGTCTCAATCATTGAGATGATGATTAACAATGCCGCAAGAAAGATTGATTTTCTTAGCACCAAAGCCAACGGTATGGCAAAGGTTTTGGGTATAGAAGCCAGCATTCCGCTGATTGGTACGGTCAGCCTTGGACGGGTGCAATATGACAATGTTGATTTTGGGGCGGTGGCAAGCATTGCAGATAATAATACCAATTCAGCGTACAACTATGTCACACAGCTGGCGGATAAAGCAACCCAAGCCACAAAAGCCAATGCGTCACTGGCAGACAGTTATAACAGCGTAGGCAGTGCTGCGACAAATGCGTCCGATAAAACCAAAAAAACTGCCGATGACATCACGGATGCCATCAATGAGCTTGATGCTTTGGTAGCAAAACTGCATCATGAATCCCATCAGCTGTTAAATAACAGTCTATCAGAGATGATATTTGAGACGGATAACAAACTGGGCAAGTTCTATGAGGCAACCGAAGCACAAAAACAAAAGCTTAAAGATTTGGCAAGGCAAAAAGATTTATACACCGCCACCAAAAAAGCTAATGATGAATTAAAATCATTGGCACGCACCATCAAACTTGTGGGCAAGCAGACGCCTTTTGATGAGCTGGCACATGATTTGTTTGATGTTCGCCATGAGATGAGTGTGTTAAATGGTGAAACCAAAAACAACTTATTGCTTTGGGCGGCAAATGCCGAAAATGCCAAATTGGCGTTTGAGCTTAATCAAAGAAGCAGCCAAATCAAACATGATGCCATGCTATCAAATCACGCATCATCATATCAGCGTGAACTGCTTAACATTGACCGAGAAATAAATCAAGAGCTACAAAAGTACGCAGGATTAAAGCAAGATGGCACAGAGCATATTTATGAGCAGATTAAGGCAAATCTACAACTACACGCCATCGAACAAAAAAAATTAGCAACACACAAGGCGTATATGCAGCTGGTGTTTGACAGTCGCAGTGAAGAAGAAAAACGCCTTGACATTCTGGATGAACAATTAACCATCTTAGCTGAGCAGCACCGCTTATACGGTACGGATGTATCCGCCCAAAGCAGACAGCTGATGAGTGAGCTGCTTGATTTGCCCAAGCCTGACAGCTCTGCTTTTGATGAGCTTAACTTTGAACATGAAACCCGCCTAAATCGCTTAGGGCGGTTTATGGATAAACAAAAACAGCTTTATAAAGACAACGAAGACGCACTCACACAGATAGCACAAGAAGGGGTGGCGGCAAGGATTGCCATTGATGAAGCGTACCAAGACGCCAAACGCACGCTGATACTCAGCCAAGGTGAAAATATCTTTGAATCACTGGCGTCCATCACCAAAGACAGCCTAGGCGAGCAGTCTCGGCTATACCGTGCCATGTTTGCCATGCAACAAGGCTTTGCTATTGCACAGGCAGGTCTTGCCATGCAGCAGGCCATCAGTAAAGGTCTTGCCAAGGGTTTCCCTGAGGGTTTGGCGGATATGGCGACAGCCGTATCCCATGGGGCAAATATCATCAGTGCCATTAAATCCGTCGTCATGCCAGTGGGGCAAGCTCACGACGGCATCATGTCTGTTCCCAAAAGCGGTACTTGGAATCTTGAAAAAGGCGAGCGTGTACTGCCACGGCATACCGCCAAAGCCTTGGATGACAAGTTAGCAAGTATGAGCAATGGCGGTGGACAAGTTGTCATTAACCAGCACATCACAATCAACGCAGACGGCTCACACGATGTGAGAGATGATAGCAAAAATCAAATGGGGCAAGCCCTAAAAACGGGCGTTCTTGCCATCGTTCATGGCGAAATGCGACAAGGTGGCTCCATTTATAACTTCGTTAAAAACGGACGATAGGGGGTAAAAAATGAAAACTTTCACTTGGAAAATGAACATGGGAGCGTCCGCCAGTGTTCATCATGCTGTTAGCAAAACCCAATTTGGCGACGGCTATGCCCAGCGCGTCAGCCATGGCATCAACAATCAGCGTACCGATTGGTCAGGGTCAAAAACAGGCGACTGGCAAACGGTCATCTTGCCCATCAAAACCTTTCTTGATGAACACAAAGGTGTGATACCGTTTTTGTGGACAAACCCGCATGGACAAACCAAAAAATATGTCTGTGAAAATTATGAAATCAGTCAGAAAAAAGGTAACTTTTGGCAGATCAGTCTAAAATTTGAGCAAACTTTTTAACAACCAAACCGCCCATCATCTGATGAGCGGTTTTTTAACTCGCCGACATTAATGTTGGCGACATACCCACAGCCCTTGTAAATCAAGGGCTTTTTTAGGAGCAAAAAAAATGAGTGAACCAACTCTAACCGAACTATCACGCACCGAAGCGACGGTATTACAGAGCTTTATCGCACAGGTGGACTTTTGGAAAAACCAACACGGCGATAAAGCTGCCACCATTGAAGTTATCTACTACCCTGAGGATGACGGCTTTGAAGTGAGTAACAATGAGCCGAATAACGGCGTGCTAAAACGCAATCACACCACGGCGTTTCGTGCTGATCTGTTGGCATGGGCGTCCAATCAACTGCGTCAACTACAAGGCTGGGACAACAGCCAAACGGTCACCGCCTTTATTCTGTCTTTTAAGGACAATCGCTATGGGGTGCGTGCTGCACTTGCTAGTGAAGTGCAAAGCACGGACAATGCGGATACTGGGGCTGATGATGTATCAGCGGTAGAAAATTAACCCCCCCCTTTTTTTAATCACAAAAGAAAACCCCCTAACTGCAAAGGCTAGGGGGTTTTATTAACTGATGAATAAACAAGGATTATCAAAAATGATAGAGCAATTATATCACTGATAAGGCAGTCTTACAATGGCATTTGAGAATAAAGTACAGCAATCTAGTGTTGAGAATTTCTTGACGCTGTATGAACTGGATTTACGCAAGTTAGGCGGTGAGATTTATCGCTTTCATGGGCATAATGACGGCGTCATCACTTGGCAGGGTGAGGCTTACACGCCCATTGCCATCACATCAGATGGGCTTGAGATGCGTTCAGATGGCAGGGCAAGCACGCCTAAGCTTAGCATTGGCGATAAGATTAATGGCATACAAGGGGCGATTGGGGCGTTATGTCGTATGTATGATGACTTTGCAGGGGCGAAACTTATAATTACCCACGCCATTGATGACGATTATAAACAGCAAATTTGGTTTATTGAACAAAAAACCGCAGAAAACCCATCATCTGGCGTGCTGGAATTTGAATTATCAAACCCTGTGGATTTTGCAGGTAAAAAAATCCCAGTGCGAACCATCACCAATTTTTGCCACTGGGCGGTGATGGGTGAGTACCGTGGCGAGGCGTGTGGCTATACTGGCACGGCACGCTTTACAATAGATGGTAAACCTACCGATAACCCATTGCTTGATAAATGCGGTGGCTGTGTGTCGGATTGTCAATTACGCTTTGGGCAAGATAATCCCTTGCCGTTTGGCGGTTTCCCAGCCGCTGGGTTGGTGTAGTTATGAAACTTACAAGCATTTCTCGGCAGCTGCTCGCCCACGCTTGGGCGGATTACCCCAATGAGTGCTGTGGGCTGATTATCAATGACAAATATCACCCCTGTACCAATGCCCACTCTGACCCAAAAAATCACTTTGAAATCGCCCTTGATGAGTATTTGGCACTTGAGAGGTTGGGCGAGATTCAAGCCATTGTACATTCTCACCCTGATGGCGAACCATTGCCCAGTGAGTTTGATAGGGTACAAATGGGCTTACACGGTGTGGATTGGGTGATTATCGCCGTGGGGCATTCACCCACAGGCAAAAAATATCAAGATGTCAGATGCCATCAGCCCAAATCGTATCAAGCTCCATTATTAGGGCGTGAGTATCATCATGGCGTGCAGGATTGCTATAGCTTGGTGCGTGATTATTATCACCGTGAACTTGATATTCACCTGCCTGATTTTGAGCGTAGCGATGCTTGGTGGGAGCATGAGAACCATGAACCCTTATATGAGAAAAATTTTACCAAAGCAGGTTTTACCAAGGTGCAAAACAAAAACGATTTACAAAAGCATGATGTGATTTTATGCCGTGTTGGGCGTACCCATCATGTTAATCATGCCTTAATTTACCTAGGTGATGGTAAATTGACCAGCGAAAATACAGGTGAGATTATCGGCGATAGTATCATGTTACACCACCCCCATGGTGGGCTTAGTGTCAGAGAGATTTATGGGGATAATTGGCTTAAGCGGACGGCGATGGTGGTTAGGCATAAAGCATTAAACCAAACCAACTTGTAAACGCTTACCCAATTTGGCAAAAGCATTGGCAAGGGTATCAATTTTGGTGGCATGCGACAAATCCACAAGGCGAGTTACCTTTTGGGGGATAATGCCCATGCGTTTGGCAAGCTCGGCTTGGCTGATATTCTGGGCAATCATTTCGTTAAGCAGTAACACCTTTGCCCATACAGACGGTGGCAGGCTAACCAAATGCTCGCCATCTTGGGCATCGCTTGGCATAGGCACGGCTCGGTTATCTTCAAAATAAAATTCCATGGCAACCATTAAGGCATCGGCCGCCATGTGCAGGGCTTCATCTAGGCTTGCCCCTTCGCTGATGGCTTCGGGTATATCCCGAAAAGTAACGGTAAAGCCTGTATCATGTGGGGTAAGGGTAGCAGGATAGTGCATAAATTATCTCCGTTTTGTGGTTTGCAATCTTGGGTAATGCCAGGGGTCGCCCCCTAGTCTTTTTGTAGCTGTTTGATGATGTTTTTGGCGGTAATTTCGTTCACTTCTTTGTGTCTTGGTATGGTGCTTTGTTTGCCATTTAAATACACTTTGGTGTGCTTACTGCCTTCTTTGAATGTCGCCCCTTGTGCGTGCAACATCTTAATCAAATCGCTGTATTTCATGATTACCCTTGATTGCTGTTGATGAGTGTATTATAAACATTTTTGTTTATATTGTCAAGTATTTTATAAACAAAAAAGTAGATTTTTTACAGGTAAGAAAATGAAAACAATTCAGTTGCACGGCATTTTAGCCAAAAAGTTCGGTAAATTTTTTCACCTTGATGTAAAAACAGCCCGAGAAGCCAGTCACGCTTTGGCTTGTCAAATACCCGCTTATCGTAAATTTATGCTTGATGCTGAAAAATTGGGTTATCGTTTTGCGGTCTTTCTCGGTAAAGTCACTAAAAGCAACAACATTGGCGAGCATAAACTGGACTTTATCACTGATAAAAACACGATTCACATTGTCCCAAAAGTTATCGGCTCTGGCGGTAAAACAATGGCGTGGTTACAGGTCATTGGCGGCTATGCTATGATTGGCTTGGGTGTTGCTTTTGGTCAACCTGCCTTAATCGCTGCAGGGGTGGGGCTCGTTTTAGGAGGCGTGTCAAGTCTGCTGATGCCAACGCCCAAACTTGACCCCAACAATGAAGATGGCAACCGCCCTAATAATGGCTTTGGCGGTGCGATAACCACAGTGGCACAGGGTAATCCAGTCCCTGTGCTGTATGGCGAGCGAGAAGTGGGCGGATTTATCGCATCAGTGTCAATTATCGCCGAGGATAAGGTGGTGGCAGGCGTAGCAAACACGGCAAATACAAGAGGGTTTTAGACGATGATTAGCGGGGCAAAAAAACAAAAAGGCGGACAACAAAAGCCAAATATTCAAAAAGACACGACAGCAAGTAACGAATTTGTCCAAGCACTCTACGGCTTAGCTGAAGGCGAAATCGCAGGCTTAGTAGATGGTGGTAAATCTATTAAGCTTGACGGTACGCCACTGATTAATGATGATGGTAAGCCGAACTTTGATAATGTGACTTGGGATGTTCGTGTTGGCACATTAAATCAAGACTACATTAAAGGCTTTGGTAGTGTAAGCAATGAGACAAATGTTAATGTAGAATTGCGACACGATAAGCCATTTGTCAAAGCACTCAATAACACTTCATTGGACGCTCTTGTAATTCGCCTTGGCTTTCATGGCTTGCGTGAACAAAAAGATAATGGCGATGTTGTCGGCTACCGCATTGATTATGCTGTCGATGTGCAGACAGATGGCGGAGCGTGGAGCGAGATGTTAAGCACATTCATTCACGACAAAGCAAGCCAGGGCTATAAACGCAGCCACCGTATTGACCTGCCAAAAGCCCGCCGTGGCTGGGTTGTGCGTGTTCGCCGTATCACGCCAAATCGTGATAGTGGGTCGATTGGTGATACGATGAGCGTTGTGGCGATTACAGAAGTGATTGATGCTAAGCTTCGCTACCCAAATACTGCTTTACTGGCATTAAAATATGACGCTGAAATTTTTAGCAATATCGCAAAACTTAGCGTGCGGTTGCGTGGCAAATTAATTCAAGTGCCAAGCAACTACAACCCTGCCGAACGCACTTATGACGGAATGTGGGACGGAGTTTTTAAGCTTGAGCACTCAAACAACCCTGCTTGGGTTTATTATGATATTTGTACGCACAAACGCTATGGACTTGGCTTGTCTGTAGACAAGTGGCAACTGTACCAAATCGCCCAATATTGTGATGAGATGGTTGATGACGGTAAAGGCGGCAAAGAGCCGCGCTTTACTTGTAATGTCTATCTGCAAAAAGCAGAAGATGCTTATCAAGTGCTCCAAAGCCTAGCCAGCGTATTTCGTGGGCTGACTTACTGGGATGGCATGCAGATTGTCGTAGATAGTGACACACCCAAAGACGCCGTTTATACATTCACACGCTCAAATGTCGTCAATGGCGAATTTATCTATACAGGCACACGCCACCGTGACCGCCACACTGTGTTTAAAGTCGCTTTTGATAACCCTGACAACGATTACAAAACCGAATACGAGATGGTGCGTGATGACTATGCGATTGCAAAGTACGGCATCAATATCTTAGATATTAACGCCTTTGGTTGCACAAGCCAATCTCAAGCCCAGCGTGTGGGACAATGGGCGTTAAAAACTGAACAGCTAGAAACCCAAAGCATTGCGTTTAAAACCGGCTTAGACGGATTTATTCCCAAGGTTGGGGAGATTATCCATGTGCAAGACAATCACCGAGCTGGGCGTAAATGTGTGTTGGGACGATGGCCGCTTTTTGGATGGCGTGCATTTTGAATTACCTGCCTAATAATTACCCCCAGCCGTTGCGGTTGGGGGTAATTTTTATTTAACTAAGGCTACGATTAAGGCGATTAGTGCTACTGCTAAGCTTAACCAAGGGAACCATGTGGCTTCTTTTTGGATTTTTAGGGTTTCTGCTCTTAATTTTTCAGCTTCCATTTTGATTCGCTCAAGTTCAGCCATTTTTAGCTCCTGCCCTAAAGGGCATTGGTTAGTTGACTATCAAGAGAGCTTATCTCGTCTTGATGTGTTTATTACATGACTTTTAAAGTCATAAAGCAAGCATTATTTTTAAAAAAAATAAAAAAATTTGGTTGTATGTTGCCAGCTACAGTGCGACTTGCTTTAATTCTGCCAATTTTTTAAGCCACTGCTCATAGGCGGCCGTTTGCTGTGGCAAATAGTTGTAATGGTCATACACTTGTTGCATATTACCCACAGTGTGACCAATCATAATCTCAGCAATGTCACGACTGGTAAAAGCACTGAAATTGGTGCGTGCAGTTCTACGCAGGTCATGAAAGGTAAAGCGTGGCAACTGTATACTACAATGGCGGTCAATCCAATGCATCAGACCTGTGGTGATGTCTAAAAATGCGTTTTTTTCTAGCATTTCACCACGACGATCGAACAGGTATTCGCTGCGTGAAATGGCGATGGCTTCGTCAATCAAAGCTTGCATGGGCGGCAGAATAGGGCGTATTAACGGTTGCTGGGTAATATGACCTACTTTGTGATTCTCGGGTGGGACAGTCCAAACACTGTCTTGAAAATCGGTAATTTTAGCTCGTCTAAGCTCGATGCCACGGCAACCAAACATCAAAGCAAGTTCGGTCGCTAAGCGATTACGGTAGCTAATTTTTGAGCCATACAATGCTTTGTAAAATAAGATAATTTCATCATCACTTAAGTATCGCTTACGCTTAACACGGACTAAATTAAAATCACTCAATTCAAGGTCGGCAAGGATGTTGTGTTTGACGATTTCACGCTTTTTTGCCCATTTGAGCATTTGCTTGGTATTTGTAAGTATGCGTTCAGCAATGCCTGGAGTTTTTTCAGAAATGGATTCAATGATGATAATATACTGTTGTAAGGTAATGTCATTAATCGGCAGTGAGCCAATGACAGGAAAAACATAGAGCTCAAAGCTACGCTTGATATCGGACGCTTGTTTTTTGGTGATGACTGCTGATTTATCATACCACTGTAAAAAACACTCATAGAAGGTGTCAGCGTTAATATAAGCCTGCTTGGCGATTTGCTCTTCAAGTTTTGGGTCTTTGCCATGCAGGAGCTGTGTTTTGGCAGACAGTGATTTTTCTCTGGCCTGCTTGAGGGATATCAGTGGATAAACACCCAAATCAAACCGCTTTAATTTACCGTTAAATCGATAGCGTAATTGAAAGACAATCTTACCTTTTGGGGAGATGCGTACGCTCATGCCATCACGGTCTGCAATTTCGGTAACTTTATCACGGGGCTTGCCGTTATTTGCTTTTAGCCAAACTTCTGTCAACAT